GTCCGGCGATGCTCGGGGCCATTTCTGACTTAGAGTACCTTCCGGACTCCCTCATCTACGACATTTCTGTTGTAGGTGGATCGGAGCTCCACAGGCGATTAATCGACCTGAAGAACTCTGAGTTAGATATAACCTCTTGGAATAATAAGTTCAAGATTCGACCAAAAGGTCTCATCAGAAAACTTAGCATTGTCCAAGATCCCGAGGCGAAGGCTAGAATCATTGCGATCCTAGATTACTGGTCTCAGGCTGCCCTCCGACCTCTTCATGAGGCTCTTTTCAGAGTCCTTAGAAGAATGCCGGGGGACTGTACCTTTGACCAAACTTCGTCTTGGAAATGGCTTCGAGTGAACCAGGGTCCGTACTTCTCACTTGATTTAAAATCCGCTACGGATAGATTTCCTGTATCACTACAGAAAACTATGCTTGACGAGATAATAGATCGTGATTATGCGGAGTCCTGGCTTCGTCTCATGGTGCATCACGAATATATGAACCCTGATGGTAGACTTTGCCCTTACGGGGTAGGTCAGGCCATGGGTGCATATTCATCGTGGGCATCATTTGCCCTGTGCCATCACTTGGTTGTACGAATGGCAGCAGTGAGAGCCGGTTTCCCGGCCTCATGGCACCATTACGCACTTCTAGGTGACGACATAGTCTTGACTGATCAAACTGTAGTAACTCACTACAGAGAGATCATGTCAACATTGGGGGTTACCATCAATTTAACGAAGACGCATCAGTCGCAAGACAGATACGAATTCGCAAAGCGATGGTACCTAAACGGAGCTGAAATCGGGGGAATCCCGCTGCTACCATTCCTGGTAGCAGATAGTTGGCAAGCTTTCGCTGCTGCTATCCTTGCAGAATTCCCTCGGTGGCAACTCTCACCACATTTAGTGGAACCCGGGAAAATCCGATCTGGTCTCCGAATGCTATCTCTTAGAATGAGAGATTGGCATAAGGTGGCCAAACTTCTTGTGTTCCCATCTAAGCATGAAGACCAATTTATTCGAACTGAGAAATTACTCAAATTCGAATCTAAATATCTTGGTTCCATGCTTGGATGTACAAGGGGTCCAATGAAGAAGCAAGAATGAATTCTTACTTCTCTCATTGAGATCCAATGTCAGAACATTCAGAAGGGACAAGTTCAAATCGCTAAGCTTATGAATGCCTTTAGGCAAACAGTGCTTAACGACCAGAACTTAGGGATGGTTTCCCAGTCTTTACTGGACGATTGCCTACCACTTACCGGAGTGTTTAGAGGGTTACTCACAAAGCTTCAAGAAGATTTTGGTAATCTTCGAAAAGCCTATGAGAACCTAGATGAGAACGTATTGTTCGACTCTATCCCCTTACGAGGACTCGATCCACAACGGATAGATAGTAGGCAAATATCCAAGAGACTACTTAGTGAGAAGGCCGCTCTCGTGAATAAATATTCATTTTGAGTAGCCGACTACGTACG